AGGCTCTCTGGGATCCAGTCATCACATAGAATGAACGTGTTCAAGCAAAGATTGGACGTACCATTATTCATGGACAGTCCGCAGAAGTTCTTCCATTCCGTGATGCTCTTTGTGAGTTTATGCATTGTGTGTGGGAACAAGGCGATGGGAATTGGATCGCACATGCAATGGATAATGAGCTTGAAATTCTTCAGGCGACGGATGCGCGTTTCAACACGGGGCTATTTCCAAAGCCACTCCGTCCATTCCCTGACTGTTCAACGATTCCTGGTTGGTCCAAGATTGCCAAGGTATGTAGTCAGCATGTTCTGACGACGCGTTGTCCAGAGTTTTTTGCACAGTACACTGCATGGATGACGATGAATGGCTGGACGTCAGCAAAGTTTTCGTCTCGTCTCGAGGACTTTGTCCGGTTTGTACGGGATGATCGAGACTATGTTCAGAAGCACATTGCTCCATGTGACGTGACTGATCTATGCGAGGTTTTAGTGGCTGCGAACCCCCAGTTGGATCAAAAGTCTTATATGATTTCGAAACCTGTCTGTGTGTGGAGTGATATCCAAATGAAAACAGTCTAAGTTTTGTTTCAGTTGATACACCAAAATCAAAAAGTTCAAACTTTGACATGTCAATATCAATCACAGGATAGTTGTATTTCGGTCTCAGATACATTGTTGTTTGTAAGATGCTCATAATATATGATTTCAAATTGCGTGTATCGTATTCGTGTGTTTTGCTTGTCCATGCGGTCTGCAAAACATTCACATCACGCTTTCCTATAAAAATACCACACGGCGTTTCCTCCATACTTCCCCCGTCAATATACCGACGCCCTTGTTGCTCTACAGATGCAAATAAAAACGGAACTGCGATTGTCATGCAGAGTGCGTCTACGATTGACATATTTGGATTTGAATCACATGAAAAGTATTCTGTACGCCCCAAATTGACGCAGTATGCGCTAATATGAATCTTGGGCATTGTTGGACGGAGGTTTTGAAATTCCTGAAACGTCAAATCTTCTCTGCTAAAAAAAACTCGAATGATGTCGACTATGACCGCCTTGATTTTCTTTTGACTAATGAGTCCAAAGTGTTTGAGGAATTGCCGTATGTTGGGTTTCATGATATCCTTTATGGGTATATCGATCGAGTAATCGAGGATGGTTTTGATGTTCCCTTCGGCAACAACGTAAAAAAATGCGAGAAGTCCACCTGCGCTCGCTCCCGAAATCTCTTCGAGATTGTCTAGTTTTTGACAATCTCGAAGGGCGCCTAACGCGCCAAGAAATGCAAAGTATGCCATGGCACCTGGTCCTATTGCCAAGTGTTTCATTAGTGTCCTAGTGAGTATTTACTTTAGGCTCAACATATAAAGGGTGGAACGCACCAGTGCAGTAACTTCATCCTGAATGTTTTTGAGATATGTGTCTCGGGGAAGGCGCATGCGGCGAATCTGTGTCAGAAGCGAACGAAAATACAATTTCGGGTTGCGGGCAATCGTGCGACGTCCCACGATGATGCGGCGAAAGCGACCGTACTTACCCATGTACGCCTCGGCATACGAATCGAGAAGTGGGACGATGCCTTCGTAGTACGCCTGAAGCGCCTTGTGTTGCGCGAACGAGTTTGTTGTGAGGTGAAAGGCATGCGATTGAGTACGAGAGTTCATAAGAAGCCCCACGTACTTCTGACCATTCATTTAATAGTACTGAGCAAAAGATTTACGCATGAAGGAGAAGAGCAGTGCATAGAGCAATGCGTGGACACCGACAGCCAGCATGGAAGACTGACCGGACATGAAGACACCCTTGTTACCTGGGGGAATCGTCAGAAGGACGCCTGGTGTCAACAGGATGAACAGCACTGCCGGTACAATCAGGTCAGCTGGACGAAGGGACACCTTCAGGATAAACTTGGCGATGAGGTAGTACACCAGGGACAGGACCAGCGCGTGGACCAGGACTGGGCGTGGACCCACGCGCAGGAGCAGACCCGGGCTGAGGAGAGCAAATAGAATGGCTGGTGTAAGAATCTTGGGTCCTGTGATATCCATTCGAGCAGATACTATTTACCGAGAAAATTGTCGGACAAACTCGGCAAAATCATGGAAGGACGCCTTGTTCATAAGTGAGTTATTCATGTGATTGTCCTCGAGGTATTGCTTGAGCGACATCCACATATTCAGAACATCCTCTGAATGCCAATCATGCCAATCTGATGGGTTGAGTACAAGGTCCCGATCCTCTTGCTCATCGTACGTCTCATCAAACGCCTCGGGGTCGTTGGAAAAGACAGAGTCGTCGTGGTACTCGTTGTTGATACCCATTATTTCTACTTGTTTTTCTTACGCGTGGTTCTTTTATATAGGCGGAGGCGTGCGAAGCATGCCTCCTTCGCCGCGTAGCGGTGCGGACCTTTGTTTGCCGCTGCGCGGCGGTATCACACGTGACACCTGTTTAACCGGTTTTCTTGACGGTGATGGTGTTGCGTTCCTTCACTGGTGCGTGATCAACAATCACCTGGTAGACCTGCTCGACACGCGTCTCGTCGCCACCGAAATAAGCACGCAGACCCGCCAGAATGACATTCTTGGTAATACCGCCACGCGCCTCCTTGGTACGCAGAGAAACCTTCTCGTTATTCACCTTGACTGTATCGACATCCTGAGTCTCCTTCATCTCCTTCATGTGCTCCTGGACCTGCGCACGAAGCTCCTTTTCGCGTTTATTCAAAACTGACATGTCTTTCCTCGCAGCAGCAAGCTGGTGCTTCAAGGAGAGCCACTCTGTCATAATGGCTTTAAAGTCCTCCATCTAGTGTTAATTAAAGGTGTCTATTTTTTAAGTGTCTTAGTCCCGGGTTGACACAGTCAAGTTGTTCTGTGTCCCGGGCTGATAAAGTCTACTCCTCGTAGTTGTTCTCAATCTCAAACTTGGGGCGCATCGTGTCTGGTGGGATTGTGGACAGGTTAAAGATGCTGACTGCCTCACGTGGGTTGGGTGGCTCGGAGCGGAAGTCACGGTTGGCGTTACGCAGGTTGCCACCGATCGTCTCGGGGAAACCAATCTGCGCACGTGGGTCCAGGAAATTCTGACCAGACAGGATGGCGTCTGGAGAAAACTGACCGAAATCCTCGGTCGTCACAACCTCCTTGGGAATCAGACCCACGTTGGTGTTGTCGTACACTGGCATGTCGACTGTGCGCATACCATCACCCATACCCTCGAATGGGGATGGTTCTTCGACTGATGCGTAGGTGCCACCTGGAGTGTCACCGCCACCCTGCACGCCCATGCCCATACCACCCTGCATAATCTTGGGTCCCTCGCCGAGTGGTGAGTTCAGTGTAGCAGCAACGGGGTCATCGCCTGATGGAATATAGTCACTGCGCTTCTGGGGATAAAATACCATCATGGCAATCAGGAACAGAAGAATCAAAATCGCCAGTCCTTTGCCGTCCATGTTATACTAGTATACGACTTTTTTTTTCAGTCCAGATAGTCCGTCGGGTCATCATCCGGCTCTGGCTCTGGGTCGTCTACAAACTGAAAGTCTACTGGGTACCCCTTTGTCTTTGGCTTTGACTCGGGACGCTGACGAACCTGAACAATCCGCCAAATGGGACCAAATGAGCGCTTCAGAAACCAGAGACCAGCGAGCTCAAACAGAAAATCACATGCACCTGAAATCTCATCAATTGCATTCTTCTGTGCATCAAAGAATGTCGTCACCACCTGACCTTTGATGGCTGCAAGTGAAGCTGCAAGTTCTCCGTCAGATGACAGACTCGTCTGGTACGCAGACCGAATTGTATCAGCCGAAACATCCTTGCCAAACCACTCGAGCTTACTCACCTCCGCCTGACTGAGAAGCTCATTGTCAATAGACTCGAACAAAGTTTTTGAAGGCATCTTGAGATTCACCTGACGCGTTTCTTTCGTCAGAGGTGTAGTCACATGTACATTGTTCACCTGATGAAATACACGACCGTCACCCTTGGCGGAAACCTTCAGAAAGTAACGACCATCTGGAATTTTTACTGGAGTACCGTACTCCATTATAACCAGAAAACAAACCTAAGCTCTAAGTAGAAATGACAACGGTCCAAGCAACGTGTCCTTCTGGGTATCTTCCAATACCAGGGGATGCATCAAATTGCAAGACGTCAACGAGTTCAACTGTTGTTGTAAAAACGTGTCCAACTGGATATACTCTTCAGAGGAACGGTCTATGTGGAACAGGGAATACATATGCATTATCTGGTCCATTATACTGTGGACCTCAATACACTGGTAAAATTTGTCGGTACATGGCGCAATTGGTCCCAGGTGTGACACCACAAACCGGTACAGAATCACGAGCAAATATGATTTGTGCATTTCTGGAGGGTGATACACAGTTTCCATGTGACTCTGGGTGTTGTTCAGGCACAGGTACGGGTACAACGTCAGGTACGGGTACAACGTCAGGTACGGGTACAACGTCAGGTACGG